GTCTTTGGCTTGTCTGCTAGGTCAGTCGATAGGTAAAGTTATCCTAGTTAGTAAGCTAGTGTTCAATATTACTTCTAAATGGGATAAAGATAAAGAAAAATTTAGGTTGATGGGGGTTGAGTAAGAAACCCCCCCATCACAGGTTCCATCAAAGCCTACGCTCCGGGACTACCGAATACTGTTCGGGGGTCAGACCACCCAAACGAGTATCTTTCTCTAGCCTTATAACGCACATTACCAGTATCAAAATCAGCTTCCATCGAGGTTCTGATTGGTGAACGGTTAAACATTTTAAAACCATTCGGACAATCAGTCTTGATGAACCATGCATCAGTGTCGGTAAGATAATGATTAACAGTATAGCCTTCTGGAATCATTCCCATGTTTCTAACTGCGTTAATATCATTATCAGCTGTACCAACTCTACCGGGCGTTTCAGTCAGCCTGTCGGCTGTGAACTGTAACTCTTTAGGAATAATAAGTTTCATTCCTTGAAGAGCTACTTTCAAACCACGCTCGTCAGTAAACGCTGCTATGTCAATCAGTGCTTGTTCCAATGAAGTTTCATTCAGGTCAGCTGCTGTTGAAAGCTCGTTACGCAAATTAGCTCCACCCACAGTTGGATGGTCTGTTGCGCAAAGTTCTTTCGTGTCGCCGCCCGGATAACTTGAATTGAAAGCACGATTTAACACAGAAGCCGCTTTGACTTGCTTGGTATTTGCCATACTACGAGCCAGCGCGCGAGTATATCTTGCAGACAGTCTGTCATACAAGTTATCTTCTACGGCTTCCTCAGTAATACTGAACGCCAATGCAATCGTTTCGTGAGTGTACCTTGATGTAAACGCTTCTTGCGCTTGATCAAAGGCAACTCCTGCCCCTTCTGATTTAACAGGTGCGGTATCAAAGCCCGTAAGCATTACTTCTTCCTCAAAAGCACGATCGCTAGATTCTATGTCGAAAATTTCTTCATGTTCTCTATCGTATCTATCGTACTCAAGTCCGAATAATGCATTCAAGCCCGGAAGCAATTCTTTGACTAATTGTGCTCTACTAATTGCCATTTAAATTACTCCGTTTATGTACCGGCGACTCCACCACGCATGTAATGCTCATTAATCAGAACGACTAAATTTGCATTATCTGCTGTGAGGTCTCCGTTAGAATCGTCTTGGACAACACCAACGATTTTTAGCTGAAGTGCTAACGTTGTGTTTATAGTACTAGAGTCCAGTTCCCTTGACGCAACACCAGTTGTTGTACTACCACCTATGCCGTCAGTATCAGCATTTCTGCCTATACATGTCACGGCTGAAGCACCATCCGCCTGAACAAGAAACAATTGGCTAGGATCGTCATAGATATATGCTTCTATTGCTCCACTTCCAAGTGCCGTTGTATCAGCTGGATAGTAATTCTTAAAGGTAGGCGTTCCGTCAGAAGCAACATAGTAACAGTGTGAAAACACACCAACAATATTGGCAGAACTAGCTGCCGCTCTTTCAATATAACCACCGTTAAATATGGTAATGTCACCTTGAAAAAGGTTTGTATCATATCCCGAGGGGTTAATATTGTACTTATTTGCTTGCTGAACAGGCCATCCGGCGCCCTTGTAGGGTCTAAGCCCAAAGGCTTTATCTACATTTGCCATTTAAACTTTCCTCTGTTTCAAGAATTAATATTAAAGAACCCTTAGTTCGATGAACCTTGAGTTCCACCAATTGTTACGCGAGATTGTCTATTAGGTTTACTAATTGACATACTAGGATGACTTCCGTCTTTCAACAAGTCGTTATCTACAGCGTCCATCTGAGTTCTTGTCTTAGCGACAAAATACTCTGTTCTCTCCTGTAAAGTTTCAACTGGAAGTCGACATAAAATCAGTCCTCCGACTCCAATTACTCCCTCAAATTTTCCTTCCTCCACTATTGGCGTATCAAAATCAGGATATTCGTCTGCGCGAACAGGCTCCCATCCTTCACGAAGCTTGGCCATAACGTTCTTACGATCGTCAAAGCCTCTGGCTTCTATTCTAATCCAACGGTGAACATATCCTTCGGGAGGATTTGGTGCGTCCAATGCGGACGGGGGAGCCCAAGGTTTTCTCGCAGCTTTTTTCTCACGAGTCTGGGCTTCGCGTGGTTCGCGACTTGCGTCGACTTTATTTTTTTCTGTCATTGTTGTCTCCACGTTATTCAACATATTTCGCGTATTCATCTAAAGGCACACCCAATTTATTTGCTATCGCTACTTGTGAAGGTGTGAGTCTCACAGTTTTGCGCCCAATTTTAGCACTGCGTTTCGCAGGAGCTACCGCTTGAACGGGACGATTTGCCTGATTAGTTGCCCCATCAAAACGATGAGGAAATTCATCACGAATTCTTTTATCTATCTCACTATAATACTCCTTGCTAGTGGCGTCAAATCCTTCGTTTAATAAATCTTGATGAATTACAAACGAAGTCATGGTCATAGCTCGATCTTCTCCAAACCAAGAATTGTCTTCCGCCCAGGCTTCTGCTTTAGGATCAGGTGGCGCCGGACGAGTTTGTTGTTCTTGTTGTGTGTACTGTTGAGGGGCAGAAAGCTGTTGCTCTTGGACTGCTCTGGTTTGATTGAGTGCCTGTACGCGTTGGGCCTCAACTGCTAAAGCCGCCAATTTTTGCTGTGCTTCTGCTTGTTTGTCTGTATTTTGTTCTTCGTTCGCTTGTTTTAACAGCCCTTTTGTTGTTTCAGTCTCAGCGGTAATTCTATTGGCTTCCGCAATAATATAATTACCGTCTATATTTTGTTTTTGCTGTTTTAGTGTTGCATTTTCTTTATGCACGTTTTGTGCATATTGAGTTGCTGCGTGTTCTCTTCGTTCTGCTTCCCTCAATCTTCCTGTTAATTTGTCAATTCGTTTTTTTACATTTTTGCCATATTCTTCATGTTCGTCTGCTTTTTCTTCTACGACTTCTTCTGGTTCCGGTGCGTTTTCCAAAACTGGTTTTGAAGGGGTCACTGTCTCAAAAGAAGGAACTGCATCTTCTGGTAGTTCTACATCTACTTCGGGACCTGAATCGTCAATGGGTACAAGTTCTTCGGCAGGGTTTAAGTTTAATTTATGTTTTGGCATGGGTCTTTCCTCATGTTAAAGTTGGTGCAGAATTGCTTCTGGGTCGGGTACTCTAGCGATGATTTCATCATCGTTGAGTATTTTTATTTCACCGCCCTCAATTTGAAAACGAGAACCGGCATAACGTCCAAACAATACCCAGTCCCCTTCTTCACACCAAGGTCCAGTTGAAAATTTTTCTTCGTTATAGGCCAAAGGACCTACTTTTAAAACATAGCCTAGAACTGTGCCTATTCGTCGTCTTGAAAGCGTCTCTTCTGTGAGCTCAATTCCTCCCTTCGTTTTTCTTTTTCCTCGATAAGGAAGAATCATAATTCGCCATCCTGTTGGATCAGGCAATTGTTCCAATAGCTCATTTCCTATTTTCTTTGGATTAAGAGTCGTTCCTTCATCATAAGCTTTTTCTAAAGGAGTTTTATTTGCCTCCTCTTCAGCCCATTTTTCTTGTAACGCTGTATTAGCCATAGTCTATGTCTTGTTTTTTTAGAATGGATCTAATTTCTTCGCGAATGAAGTTGAGCGCTTCGATATGGCCAACAAGATTTCGATAATGATTCCAATCTTTTACTTCACCATTGGTCATCATTTCTTGAATTTGCTGTTCTTTTTTGCCTATTGCGCGCGTTACAGCTGTCGCGAAGTCTAAAGTATCTATATTTTCCTCCTCGGATTATAGTTTGCGTACCCAATTCCTGTTAAAGGCTGTGGTACGGGTATGGTCGTAATTCCCCCCATATCTGGAACCCCTCCGGGACCGTATGGATCAGGCTGATACTGACCACTTAAATAGGGATTATAGCCTATTCTTTCATCAGAAATCATGTAGTTTTTTGACATTTGTGCTTCTTGAGCCGCTCTTGCTGCTGCCTGTTCTTGCATTTGTGCCTGCATATCAGCAATCATTTTCTGCATTTCTTCCATAGTTGTGCCTTGTACTGCTGTAGTTTCTGGAGTAACAGGTGTCGTTGTTACAGGAGTAGTCGGGGTAACAGGTGTCGTTGTTACAGGAGTAGTCGGTGTAGGAGGTGTCGTTGGCCAGTCTGGTGGCTGTTCCACCCATTTATTATGCGACAACGCAGGCACTGGGTTTTCTTCCGTTCCGCCTTGCAACATATAGGTATGTGCCTTATCTACGGAAAGACTGATTACAGGACCATCGGAGAAAGGTTTTTTGTCCTTGACTACCAGATCGCCGATTATGTCTCCTTTTTTCAAATCACCTACTTCTACAAAACCTTTGCTGTTGACAAAATAAGGATGACTATAGGAAGTTACAATGCTGTTGCTTTCTTCAAATAGAACCTCGCATCTTGGGCTATTTTCAATTCTTTGGACTCTGGTTACTTTTTGGGGGTCTTCTGAAGTGATGACTTCATCGCCTACTTTAATTTCTCCCGCTAATATCCAATCGTTATTTGCTAATTGAATGTGTTCTTCGGGGCTAGGGCAGCTAGTTGGGTCCCAAGGAGGATTTTCTCTTTCCCACCATCGAGTATAGGCTTCAAACTCAGGATCTCCCGGTTGCGGTGGGTTAGT